CCAAACCCCCCTGCTAGGAGTGAACCTAATGGCAGACAAAAGCGTATATTCTAACTCAGCTGGACACGGTAATTACTCGGAGACATCAACAAAGACTCCGGGATTTCACCGTCTTGTTCAACTGGGTTTTCCATTACCTAATAAGGCATACCATTTTCACCGGTATGACGCTAAGGACCCAAAAGTCCCAACGTATAATGGATCTAGAAACGAACGCGATGCTGGAGGACTTTGTCTCTTCAACAGCGCTATCGTTGCCGGTGGTTACGGCCTGTATGGAACCTCTAATAAGGGTCTCATGACAGTCAATAGAATGCACGCCATAGTCAGCAATAAGCTGGCCTCCAAAGCACGAGACTACCCGATTGATCTAGGGGTCTCGCTCGGCGAATACCGTGAAACTGCGGAACTCGTCGTAGGTGCCATGCGTAAAACGGCTGGACTTTACCGAGCTGTCAGAAAATTAGACTTCTCGGAGGCTCTAAGAGTCGTGACTGGTCGCCGCAATCGGAAGTTTTCCGATGCCGCTCACGCGGCTGCGGATGCATGGTTAGGTTTCACTTATGGTGTAAAACCGTTAATGCGTGACGTGTATGGAGCAATGGACGCCCTCTCAATTGCTAAAGCTAGAGAGGTAGTCGTTCACGTCGTACGAGCCTCTGTAAGCGAAAGCTTCAGTGACTCGGCGGCAACTTCAACCTGCAAAGGTAGCGTCACAGGACGGATTCAAGCATCTGGTAAATTTACCTACCAGGTGGAAAATCCGTTACTCTTTACGCTTGATCAGCTAGGAGTCATTAACCCTTTGGCCCTAACATGGGAACTAATCCCATTCTCCTTTGTTGTCGACTGGTTTATACCGATCGGCAACTTTTTAAGGGGAGTCGTACCTCCACCTGGAATTTCCCAGGTGTCGGGATACACTTACGTTAAGGCTAAAGGCAGCACGGTCAGGGCAACTGATATTGGTTCGCCTGGACCTGCCGGGTGGCACACCTCCTTAGTTACTCGGGAAATTTACAAAGACCGGCGTATTTTTACCGGTTTCCCACGAGTGACTCTGGTGGTGCCAGATCTGAGCTTGACCAAGAGTCAACTTATGTCTGGTATCTCTTTGCTAGTAAACCTCCTGCATAGGTAGTTTTCTATGCTTTTCATCAATGTGGTCGGAATGACCACTTTATTTGTGAGACAACCATGTCAGCAATTGCCAACATCGTACTCAACGATGCGCAAGCCACTCCTGTAGCCCACACCTTCGCACCGGCCAAAACTCCGGTTGATGGTGCCCTTTGGGAGGATCGCTCGGCTAGCCAGTATATCGGCTATAACAAGCTTTCCATGTCCATTTCTCGTCCCACTGGGGCGATAAAGGACGGGGCTAACAGGAACCTCAAGTTGAACATTAAACTTGAGACTCCGAAGCTCGAGAATGTGACGAACTCTACGGTCTCCGGTATTGCGCCGGCTCCGACTGTGAGTTACCGTCCCGTTGCCGAGTTGGTGGTGACGCTCCCTGAGCGTTGCTCCCTTCAGGATCGGAAGGATCTGCAGAAGTATCTGCAGCAGCTAGTGACGAATTCGTTTGTCACTAGCCTCTTCGAAAATTACGAAGTAGCCTACTAATCCTGTATCGGAGGCTTTTATGCGCATGCAGAAAGCCGGGCGTCGACGCATGTCGATGTCGGCACTCGTTTGGGCACGCAAACTATGGTTGGCTATCGATACTCCTGTTTCTCTATCGTGTGAGATTCTCGCACGCTATGGCGAATACAGGCAGTTAGTCGAGAAGTCAATTGACCCTCGGGTCTACCTAACTCCGTCCCAATTCTACCTAGATTATCAGGCAGTAAAGGCTCTATCCAAATATCCTTATTTGGACACCGGAATTGATAAGCAGGCTGTTGCCTACGAAAAATTCCTGGACGGCGAACGACAGTGTAATCAGACCAACGAACGATTCCGTACGTTCTCGGCAAGCATCCGCTCTTGTAAAAACGCGGATGATGTTCGTCAGGTATTCCACCTGGCGCGGCATAAAATTGCTAAGATACTTGGACCCGTTCCAAAGTTAGAGGATCTGTCGTTCAAGTTTGGACCTGGTGCGAGCTTTGGCGTGCGGGGGAATACCTCCGTATATAAAAAGTTGACGTCAGCCCTAGAGTGCACCTTCGCTTTTACTCCGATCCTCCAAGAATTCTTGGAAGAATTTCCCGGTTGGATCCCCGAGGGGTCCCACACTGTTAATCTGTGTGCCGGGTCGGAGCTTACGTTTGTACCCAAAGACGCTAAAACCGAGAGACCAATTTGTATTGAGCCGCTGCTAAACGGCTTATACCAGAAAGGCTTCGGTGCTTTTATACGTGATAGGTTACTTCGTTACGGTATAGATCTCCGTAACCAAGGTATCAATCAGCGCCTTGCTATGGAAGCTTGGCGTTTGGGCTTGTCGACGATTGATTTTTCGTCGGCTAGCGATACTATCGCGTATATGCTCGTTCTAGAACTGCTCCCGATCGATTGGGTTGCAGCTTTAGACGTTGCCCGTAGTCCCTCTTATACTTACAGAGGTGCTGATGGAATTTTTCAAAAATTCACCAGCATGGGTAACGCATACACTTTCGAACTGGAGACCCTAATCTTCTACGCCCTAGCAACAGCGGCGTGTGAGGTAAAAGGGTGCTTTTACCAAACCGGTGAGAATCTCCACGTGTATGGGGATGATGTTATAATCCCTAGAGCAGCGTTTGACCTGTTTTCCGAGGTCAGCTCCTTTGCAGGCTTCACGATTAATCCGTCCAAAAGCTACAAGGACGGTGCGTTTTTTGAATCGTGTGGGTCTGATTGGTTCCTTGGGTACGCTGTCCGTCCCTTCCTTCTTAAGAAGCGTATTCAAACGCTTCAGGATTTCTACTATGTCACAAACACGACGCTCGCGATTTGCGAGCGATACGAGTCTCTACGCGATTGGGATGATGACGGTTTTCATCATCATCGTCTCAATCGCTTACGGGATCTTCATGCTTGGTGCGTGGGTTGC